GCGACTTTAACCCACCGGACATCCCGGTGCAACGCATCCTTAAGGAACTCGCCAACGTCACGTACTGGTACCAATTGGAAGACGCCACCTCCGACGCGTACGACCGCACCCAGGAGGAGACGTACTACACGAAGCACCGCCACGTCGAGGTCCACGGCCACGTGGACGAGCAGTCCAACGTGTTCGTGCCACCGGACCACGACCTCGAGTTGTACTCGAAGACCCAGGTGAACACCGTCTCTGAGGAGGTGTACAACGCCCTCCCGGAGGATGAGCAGGCACTCTACGACAGCAATACGTTCACGTACACACAGGTGATTGGAATCAGCCCAGAGGTGTGGTCGGACCTCGGCGTAGAAGAACAAAACACGTACGTGCACGGCTATTTCAACATCGTGACCGACGAGGTCCCTTCGGAGACGCCCGGTGCGGTGGAACGCACGCGCACCGTGTACAAGAAAGTGGTGAACGAAACAAAGGTGGAACCGGCGACACCGGAGGACTATCTCTCAGAGGTGCGTGAGGAGTGGGTGAACATTCTCGATGAACACGACCAAATCCAGTTTGAGGACGTTCCGTGGGGGGACACGGAGCCTGCCTACAAACTTCGGTACCTCGACGCCGAGGGTCAAATCACCACCAGGCACAACGCGGTGCACACCGCCGCTTTCGTGGGCGTGACATATCATTGTGGATAAAATCTCAGAGTAATAGTATAATTAACACCCATGTCTGGACAGACGATGTTGCTCGCCTACGGCGCCCAAGATGCCCTGATCACGGGCCAACCCGAAATTTCGTATTTTCGAAGCAACTTTCGACGCTCGACGCATTTCGCCCAACAGGTTGAGCGCCAAGTGATCCAAGGTCGAGTCACCGGCAGCGGTATGTCGACGGTCCGATTCGAAAGACGTGGTGATTTGCTTTCCTACATCTACCTCACGCCGATCGTGGGAAGTGGCACGCCTCAGGCCAACACCTCCATCACGGATTGGACGACCGTCATCGATAAGGTCGAACTTCTCGTGGGTGGCCAAGTCATCGATGAACAAGACGCCGTGTGGACGACGAAGATCGCGCCCAAGTTGATGGCTTCGAACCTCAGCAGGTCTCGCCTCGCCGGTCTCTCCGGGGCGAACACGTTCTACCCCCTGCGTTTCTTCAATTGCGAGTCCTACCAACACTGCATCCCGTTGGTCGCCCTCAGTTACCACGACGTCGAACTCCGAATCACCTGGGGTGCCCTCGCCGGGGGTTCCAAGTGGGAGTGCTACGCGAATTTCATCACCCTCGACAGCGCGGAGCGCGAGATGTTCGCCTCCAAAGAAATCAACCTCATCATCCCCACCGTGCAGAAGAGCATCGCATCCAACGCGAAGATTCACGAATTGAGCGGGTTCAACCACCCGATCAAGTTCTTGGCCGCCGCCCCGACGGCCTCTGGTGCGTCCTCGGTCAACGTCCTCACGGCGACGAACCGCATCAAGATGCAAATGAACGGCGTCGACATCTCGGATTACAAATTGTCTCGCCCGAACTTCACTTTGGTCCCGTTGTACTACCACACCTCGAACGCGGACTTGAACTCCGACGAGGACGACCTCATGCTCATCCCGTTCTGCCTCGACACGTCCAAGAGTCAAGTCACGGGAACGGTGAACTTCTCCCGCCTCGACAGCGCGCGCCTCGTGAACGAGACGTCCACGTCCAACGACACGATTTACGCGCAATCGGTGAACTGCCTCACGATTTCCCAGGGCATGGGGGCTCTCAAGTGGGCCAACTAAATCTCTAGTTTTATAATAACAAAACACATGTCTACGTTTTGGACTTCAGTCATCCTCCTCGTCATCGTCTTCGTGTTGACCTACGACCCCAAATCGCGCACGCTCGAGCGCTTTGTGAACTCCCCGTCCGCCCAACAACAACACTCACCGTCCCGGGACCCACAGTGCAAGCACAGCCACCTCCAGGCGGTCCAATTCGGCCAAGATTATCAGTGTGCCAAAAACCCCAGGGCGAACATGGGTGCGATGTTCGCTTAAAAAGAAAAGCGACATGTTAATGTAGTGATATTATGATTTCCATGGACAAAAACCTCATGACCACCGTCGGGGTCGTCGTCTGTTTGCTTGTGACGATCTACCTGTTCCGCGAACTCACGAAAGCGAAGGACGACGTCGAACAGTTAAAGAACGTGTCGATGCATCTCATGCAAATGAACGAACCACCCAGACCGCCGATGCCGATGCCGATGCCGGTGCACGCACCACCACCGAGTGAAAACGAAAACGAAAACGAAGATGCGGGGGAGGAGGTGAAGGAAATCGCCGAAGAAAAATAAATCCGCTGATATTAGGATTTACGTCCACCGACACATGAAAAATGAAAAAACATAAGGCTATTGCAATTCCGGTGTGTCTCGCGGAGGACAGACCGGTGTTTCTCACGATTCGCGACCGGCGATGGAAGGATTGGGGGTTCGTCGCCGGTGGGTCCAGGCGGAGGGAGGTGAACTGCCCCCTGCGCACGGCCCTCAGGGAGTTGGAGGAGGAGACCAGGGGCACGGTCTGCCTCCGCTCCGGGGAATACACGTCCTACGTCTTCACGGTCAAAGAATCGCCCACGGTGGAATTGGTGTACAACGTGTACGTCTTCTTCGTGAATTTCACGAAAACCCAGCGGGCGCAGATGGTGAAGAAATTCATGGACGAAAAGGCGAAGACGCAGGTTAAAAAACTGCAAAAACAACCCATCAAGAGGGTGTTCGACGAGAACGATTTCATGTCATGGGACACCCTTGAGGAGTTTAAAAATCGACCGAAAAAGTGGGAGCGCATTGTCACCAACGTCATCAAGAATCCGGAGTTTTACGCGTGTTTATCTGCGCCCAGAAAAACATTTGTAATTAAGTAAAGAAGTATGAAATCTAAAAAATTCATACTCAACCAAATCAAAGAAATCGTCGACGCCAAGGGGAGGGATGGTGACGCGTTCGTCGCCACCCTCGGTGATAAAACGGTCTACGAATTGCTGGTGGTGAAAAAAGACGTCGCGGACGAGGAGGACCTTCCGGACGTGCACCCACACCACTGGTTTAAAAAAGACATGCGAGACTATTACAAAAGAGATGCTTCGCCGGTGGGCGAGCAAGAATGATCTCTCGAATTCCAGAAACCTCTCACACGTGCTCATGGACGGCGGATGTCTGAGCATCCCGTGTGACAAGATTCCTGAATTTTATAAGGTGTATTGCGACGCCGTGAACGCCGGGGAGAAGGTGTTCGTCGTCGAACAGAAGACCCAACCGGCGTATAACTTTTTCGCCGATCTCGATTACAAGGGGGAGGAGGCCCTCACCTTGGAGGAGATCGAGGCGGTGTGTCGGGTGATTTGCGCCAAGGTGGCTAACCTCGGGGGTGGAGACTGCGTCGTCTCCGTCGCCGAACCCAAACCCGCGGGCGGTGGGTTGGTGAAGACTGGCGTGCACCTCAACTGGCCCGGCTTCGTCGTGGACCAGGCGAGCGCGTGCGCACTCCGAGAACACATCCTCATCGCCTTGCACACGGCGAAACCAGGGGTGAATTGGGGCGCCGTCGTGGACAGCAGCGTGTACGGGGACCCCAAGACCGGGGCCAAAGGGAGCGGTTTTCGCATGCCGTGGTCCCACAAGAAAGCCAAGGGCGTCGTCGAGGGACCTTACCTCCCCGTGTTCAGGTGGACGCGGAAACCGCTGTCGACCATGCTTCGCCTCCCTCCGGACGTGACCCCGGGCCTCCTCTCGGAGGTGGCGGTGCGGGTGGGTGACGAGGACGCAACGGCCAAGGTGGTGCACCCACCGAGCGCACTGAGCGTCGCCAAACCCAGAGAGGGTGGATTCTCCAAGGCGGAGACGAAAGACGAGGTGCACGACGACGCCCTCGGTGCCCACCTCGAGACGTTCATACGGACGACGATGGAGGGACAGGCCTCGGCGAGGGTGACGAAGATTTTTAAACACAAAAACCAATTCCTCGTCTCCACCTCGTCCAAATATTGTGAAAACTTAGGGAGGGAGCACGGTTCGAATCACGTGTGGTTTTACGTGTCCGGGGATTTGATCACCCAAAAGTGTTTTTGCCGGTGCGAGACCTTGGAGGGGAGGGCCGATGGGTTTTGTAAAGATTTCACAGGTAAGCGGTACGCGCTCACTGGTGAAATAAAGAGGATGCTGTATCCACAGCCCACGAAGTGCCCACCCATCGTGAAGAAGATTAAAAAAAAGGAGAGGCGCTCGACCGCCATGGACGAGGCTCGAGTGGAGATTCAGGCGTTCATACAAACCTACGGCGGCGATGGGTTCCCGAACGCGCAGGTGATGGAATTGAAAAAAGTGCGAGGAGGGTTCGCGGTGACGACGAACGCCACCTGTCGGTCGTGTGGACGCACGTGCGCGTTCAACCTCAAACGGGACGTCCTCACCCAGGCGTGCGAGTGCAAGGGGGGGAGGAAGATGAAGATATTTTCGAGCACGTATAAAAAACTTGGGAGATAGTAGCAGAGTACGATGTTTCTCATCTTCGCCCTGGTGGCGGTGTACATGATTTTCTTGCTCACGCGAACACCCCCGGCGTTGAACAAGTTCGACGCACTCAAGATGGAGGCTCACAAATATTCCGGGGTGAACCCCGAGGAGTTCAAGGCGTTTTTGAACGACCTGACCATGTGCGAGTTGTATCTCACCGAACCCACGCAAGGGGTGGTGTTTCTCCGAAGGGCCATCGATCACCTCCAAAATTTAGGCATTTATAACGACTATGACATTCACGAAGAAATCGAGGATTTAGCGTTCAGGGTGGGGTGGGAATACGAGAGAGAACTCCAGAGACACGCGGTTTCACAAAAAATTAGGTTTCAGACGAGATACTTAAACGAAAGACTCGATGAATAAAGTAAAAGGAAAAGATGACCACCATGACCACGAGAAGCGGAAGAATCATCAAGAAGCCTTCGGAGATTTACGTCCCCGAGATCGAAGACATCGAGGACGACTACAGCGAAGACGAGCACGACTCCGATTTCAACTCCGAATCGGGGGACATCCCGACCGAGGATGAGTTGGACGACGACGACGACGAAGGTGAGTGGGAGACCGACGACGACACCGACGCCGACGAGAATGGAAACCTCGAGGGGTTCATCGACGACGAAGAGGTGAGTGATAGCGAAGCGGAATATTTCGCTTAAAAAAATAGCGCGATGTTTTAATTAATAATGGAGACCGACATCGGACAACCGTTTCAATACACACCGGACCCCCCGTCCACGAAAGATGAAGACGAGGACTCGACGCCCATCATGGAGCAGGAGTACCACCAACCGCAACCACCACCCCAACAGTGGGCGTCGCCCCACGACTTTGGGTACGGTGCACCTCCACCTCCACCGTCCCAGAAATTCGATCTCGGAAGCCTTGATAAAAACACCCTCGTCATCGCCTTCGCGGTCTTCCTCCTCGGGTTTTTCATGGGGAAGACGATGCAACCCGTGATTCTTCGATCGCACTAGTCTTCCTCCCTCTTGTAATTATCTATCGGCGCGTATTCGTCGTAATTCGTGAATTTACCTATGTTCCCATATCGAGGCTCCGTGAAATACGCCCGCGACGTCACCCGTGGGTCTTTCGCGTTGATGCGCATCATCTCCATCGCCGAGGCGAGGATACCCTCCTCCTTCACCTCGACGTTGTGACCTTGGAAAAACAGCGTGACTATGACGAGAATGACAGTCAAAATATTTAGAGTGATGCTGAATGCACTCATATTACATTGTTATATGAAATTAATTTTCAGTGGTCGGCTCCTCGGCCTCAGCCTTGGCCTCGGCCTCGCGCTTAGCCTTGCGTTCTTCGATCTCGGCGGTGACGATGGCGTCCGCCTCCTTGACGAGGTCGTCCATCGAGGCGTCGGGCTTCTCCTTCTTCAGGCGCTCGAGGACCTCCGCTGGGTGGGAGATCGGCGGCTCGTCCGGTTTGGTGTAAAACTTTGAGTTTTCATCCCCGGGCTTGAAGTAGTTCTTATCCGCGTTCTCGATCATGTCGCGCTTGCGTTCCTCGAACATCTTCGCCGCCTCTCGTTGATTTTGGCGGTATCCCTCCATCAATTCCTCTAACTTTTCATTCGTGTAGTGGGAGTCCTCGATCTTGGACGGGTCCGGGGGAATCAACAACCACTTGTACAAATCGACAACGTAGATGTCGAAGGTGGAGTCCTCTTGCTGGAGACGCTTCGCGTGCGCCGCGGCTTCGTCCCTCGTCGAGAAGGCGCCGCGAATCTTGATGCCGAACTTATCGCTTTTTTGCGGACACTCCGGCCCAACGATGCTGAGACACGCGAACGCCTGGCCTGGAACGGTCGTGAAATCTTGGGTGAGAGAAGACATCTTTGTGATTATGTAGCGAGGCTTGACTTTAAGTCTGACTATTTAAAAACGTGCGTCGCCACATACACAGAAATGCACCACTTTTGGAACACCCAACCCACGAATTGCACGGTGAAATTGGAGGAATTGCAGGAGTCGACCCCCCTCCCCGACCCGCCGAATTACTTTTGGGGCACCGCCAGCGAGGACCATCTGAGGAATTTCTTCAACAGACACTACCTCGCCGACGATGAGTCCTACCTCGAATACACCGTCCCCACCCTCCGGTGGGCGCTCGAGAGGGACGAGTGGTGGAACGTCGCCCTCTACGCCCTGAGGAAAGCGCCGACGCCGGAGTTGGTGGGATTCATCGCCGCCTCTCCGAGGGGGTTCCACGCCAACGGCGAAGACGTCGACGCCGTCGTCATCAACTTTCTGTGCGTGCACCAAAAATACAGGGACAAACGTCTCGCCCCCCTCCTCATCAAAGAAATCACCCGGAGAGCCGTCCTCCGGGGCATCGAACAGGCCATTTACACCGCCACCGCGGAGTTGCCCCACCCCGTGTGTACCGCCTCCTACTGGCACCGCCTCTTGAACGTCCCTCGCCTCGTCGACGCAGGGTTTTGTGAGACGAACGACCTCAACAATAAATGGTTCGACGTCAAGGGGAGTTCCCACCTCCGCGTGATGGAACCCGGGGACGTCTGGAAGGTGCAAAAACTCCTAGACGACCACGCGCGGAAACACAAACTCGCCCTCCTCCCGAGGGCCGAGGAGTGGGTCGGGAGGGCCTTCGTCGACCCCAAGGAGGGCATATTCGTCGCCCTCGTCGAGGTGGGGTGGGTGCCGAAGAGAGACCCGAAACTGCGACTGCGACAGGCCTACGTGCATCACGCCGTGGGTGAGGACGCCCTCAGACACGCCGTGGTGATCGCGAAAAGGGTGGGTTTCGACGTCCTCAACGCCCTCGACGTCGGGGAGAACAGGAAACACCTCAAAAAACAAAAATTCGTCCAAGGCACGGGACACGTGCACACCTACGTGTACAATTGGAAACTCGACCCCCTCGAGGGGGAGGACGTCAATTTAATATGTGTGTAAAAAAATTAAAAATCTCTACGAATAACTTTCGCTTTCTGTACTGGTTCTTCGTCTCCGTGGGGGCGCGGGTGACGTCTCGTGGGTTCATCTCGTGTGGACAGAAGGGCACACCGGCCTCGCACGCGAGCACGCGGACGACCTCGAGGTGACCCATATCGAAGGCGCGCGCGGTGAGTTCCTTGCGCTTCCACACGTATTCTTGTCTATTCTCCATGACCCACCGTATGAAGGACTCGTGGCCCTGGGACGCCGCCACCTCCAACACCTTCCGTGTCATCGGCACGTGCATGTGTTTCGAAAGCACCTCCAGGCACGCGCGGGTGTCCCACACGGCGCGATCCTCATCCTTGGTGACGAAATCCAAGTCCGCCAAGATGTCCACCATCTCGCGGTTGCTCAGCGTTCTGCGCTTGGGTTTGCGCGCTAGGAGCCAATCTAAGAGGTGCGGCACCTTGCTCTCGAGCACCCACCCCACGTAGAGGTCGAACACCGGCTCCTCTGCGTTCGACGGACTCACAAAGTCAAAGTTCGCGAGATCTGGACGGCACGTGGTGAGGATGTCCAGGCACGCCGCGCGAAGCGTCCCAAGATCTGGGTCTCGTCCGCACATCTCGAACCCGTCTTCCATCGCCGAAAACGCGCACTCGTCACACAACCCGTCGACGACGCACGCGTTCGCGAAGGCACATATGTCCGCGCGACCGATCGCCGCGTTTCGCTCCTTGCGGAGACTGCAACACTCCATGGTGTGACGTTAAGATACTACCGTGATAGCGTTCAACTCACTCGGTACGACCTTACACAACTGCGATTTGAAAATCACCAAAAAACCTCGGTAACACCGCTCGCCCTCGGACGACGACCGGTCGAAGTGTGCGTGCGCGATGCCCCTCTCCCGACACTTCAGGAGGATGTTGTAAAGATTAGGAAATCGCAATTCTTCTTTTGGGAACCCTTCCTGCTTGGAGACGTCGTGGTAAATCAGCACACCGTTGTTTTTCAACAGACGGTCGTAC